GTTCACGATGAATCTTTAGCAATTGCTTTACTTGATGTTGATAAAGTAGAATTAGGTGAGGACGGAAATATCAAAAGTGGTTTTAAGGAACAGATTGAAAAATTGAAAACTGATAAACCATTTTTATTCAAGGAACAGCAATCAACCCCTGCAAAGAATTCAAACTTTAAACCTGCCGGTAATCCTCCACAAGGTGGAAGTGATTCTGAACCAGAAGGAGCAGTAGCATTTGCAAAAAGTTTAGCACAAAACACAAAAGAAAATCAGAATACCAGTGAAACTGGTGCAAAAATTTATTTTGGAAATGGTAAGTAAAAATTTTAATATCGGAGGAATAAAAAATGACTAATGGTATCAAAGTAAAAACAGTTGTAGCACAAACGTTAGGTGATATTTTACAATATCCTGACCACTACGTTTGTTTTCCTCAGTTACTTGAAAAAGATTCTGCATTAGCAGTAACTGAAGATGGTAGAAAAATCATAAAAGCAGGAACAGTATTTCCTTCTAATGATGAAAATGCAAAAGGTTTGGTATTTCAAGATGTAGATGTTACCGATGGTGACCAAAATGCAGCAATATTAGTTCACGGTTTTGTAAATTCTGCAAAATTACCTGAAGCTATTTCTAACGAAGCAAAGAAAGCAATGCCGGCAATAGTATTGTTTCCAGTTGATGCAGTAGTATATGCAGTAGATACACCTATTGCTGACCCTGATGGTGGAAACTTTGAAACTTCAGTTGATGTTGAATTGAGTTGTGGAACTGAAGGTGCTGAAATTTATTACACTACAAACGGTAATAATCCTACTTCAGCATCAACAAAATACACAGAACCTATTACTTTGAGTGCTACTACAACAATCAAAGCAATAGCAATAAAAGCAGGAATTTCAAGTGAAATAATGAGCAAAACATTTACAAAACAATAAGTCTTAAAAAGTAGTAAAAATTTATAAAAAAGGAGAAAAGAAATGACAATATTTGAATTACTTACAGCGGATGCAATAGCAGCATATTGGACAGAAACAAACTCAAATAGAGTTCCTTATTTGGGAGAAGTTTTATTTCCGGCTAAAAAAATGATTGGTTTGAATTTAGCTTGGATAAAAGGTTTTAAGGATTTACCGGTTGCTTTGATGCCTTCAGCTTTTGATGCAAAACCGACAATTAGAAGTAGAGGTTCTATTTCTAAAGTAGAAACTGAAATGCCTTTTTTTAGGGAGTCAATGAGACTTGGTGAAAAAGACAGACAGAGAATTTTGGAATATTTAAACAATCCGAATTCGCCTTATGCAAGAGCAATAATTGAAAAGTTATATGATGATTCAAATACATTGATTGAAGGTGCTTTGGTAATACCTGAAATAATGAGAATGAGTCTTTTGTTCAACGGTGAGGTTACGTTAGCTGCTCCTGAAGATTCTGGTCAAGTAGTTAATTATACTTACAAATATGCTGATGATAATTGGATTACAAATAACACTGAAACTTTAACGTTAACAGACAAATGGGACGATGCTACAAATTGTAATCCTATACAGGATATGATTGATATTCAGGAAGAAATGAGGAATAGATATGGTGTTGAAATAAAAAGAGCAGTTATGAATTCAGTAACGTTTGGATTATTAGCAAATAGCAAGAAAGTAAAAGATGCGTTAGCACCTATTCAAGGTATTACGGTTGGTATTACTGATGCAGATGTTAAAAATTATATCTTTAGGAAAACAGGTATTACAATTTCTGTTTATGATAAAAGATATTATGATTACAATAAAAATGCTCAGAAATACGTTCCTGATAACAAAGTTGCATTCTTGCCAGATTCTACATTAGGTTCAACTTGGTTTGGAACAACTCCTGAAGAAGCAGATGTTATGGCAGGAGTTCCGGATTGTTCAGTAAAAGTAGTTGGCACTGGTGTAGCAGTTACAAGTAAGAAAGTTTATGAACCGGTTGTTAATATAATGACCGTAGTTTCAGAAATAGTATTACCTTCGTTTGAAAGAATGGGCGATGTATTCGTATTAACTGTAAAATAGGAGAATTGTTTATGTCAATAAAAATAGTTTTTGATAAACCTATAAAATATAAAGGGAAAAGAATAGAAGCAAATAAAATTATAGAAGTCACTGAAAGTGAAAAAGTTGATTTACTTAATTGCGGCGCTTTTATAGTTCAACCTGGAGTTATAGGTGTTAACAAAAAAGGGGATAGAATAATTATTGATTTTGTTCCTGAAGTAGAAGATAATAAACAAGTAAAAAAAGAAGGTAAAAAAGAAAACAAAGGAAGGAAATAAAAAATGAAAAAGAGTATCAAATATTTTAATTCTAATTTTAATATTTTGATACTCTTTTTTCATTGTCAAGCGAAAAACTTGACTGGTTGCGGGGGAGGAATAAAATGATAAGTAATCAGGACATTTTTTACATAGTCAAAATAAAAATCGGTAATCAATTAGAAATCGCAGATTCATATTTAGCTTCTTTAATTGATGAAATGGGACAAGAAATTAAAAATTATTGTAACATTAAAACAATTCCAGATGCTTTGAAATATGTTTGGGCAAATATGGTTACTGATTATTCCTTGCGTTTTTCTCCTGAAGCTATTGCAGCAGCAAAAGCAGGCGATGCTGAAAGTGATGGTGGTGAAACAATAAGCAGTGTAAGTTTAGGAGGCATTAGTGCAAGTTTAGGAACATCTGATGCTTCTTCAATGATAAAAGATGCTAATAAAATAGCCACCAAAGGAATTGCCGAATTTGTAAAAGATTATAAAAGTAGATTACAACCATTTAGGAGGGTAAGATGGTAGGTAGTCTTTCATTTAGAATTGCTGCAAAGATTAGAAAAATTTTACCTAAAATGTATAACTGCGAAGCAACATATCATAAAAGAACAGTTGGTGTTGATTCTTATGGTGCGGAGCAAATAAGTTTTATAGATAGCGGTAAAATTTCTGGTCTTCATATAGGGAAAGGTGATGCAGGATTTGTTCCTGATATTGTTGGCGATAAAGAATGGAATCAAGTTACTTACGTATTTTATTGTATAACTGATACAGATATAAAGTTAAAAGATAAAATTGAAGCAAATGGGTTAAATTTAAGTGTTATTAGTATTTGGAGATTTGAACAAGTTAATATAATTGGATTAGGAGAAGAACTTTAATGAATTTTTTTGAACAAGTATTTTCTCAATATCAAAAACAGGTAGAAGAAGGTGCAAAGAAATTTTTAGTTGATGAAGCAGATAGAGCAATTGCTTATACTAAAAAATTAACACCAGTAGATACTGGAACATTGAGAAATAATTTTTTCAGAACAAAGGTTAAAGTTGATAAAAACGTTTATTCAATAGAAATAATAAACAATATTCATTATGCAGTTCCAGTTGAATATGGCCATAATACAAGAAGGTCAAGAACTAAAAAATCAAATGTTAGATGGATTCAAGGATTTTTTATGTTAAAGCAAGGAATTGACAAAGTTGTTCAAGGATTTGCTGGCAGATTAGAAAAATATATTCCTGAATTAGGAGCGAGATAATGGGTTATACTTCTTCAATGAATTCAATATTAAATGGTTCAAAAGCATTAAAAGCAAAATTTCCTGTTATAAAACTAATGACATTGCCAAATGAAACCGATGGTAATTATATTTCATTCAGCAAAAACAAAAGTGTTTGCACAAATACTTTAGATAATCATTTAAGAGACGAAGCAACATATTATATAAATTGTTATTCTTCTAATTTTGATGATTTGGAAAGCGCAGAAGCATTATTGATTACTTTATTAAATGGTCAAGAATGCGGAAGTGGAAGGATGAGTATAATCAGTATAGAAGAAGAACAAATAAGTGAAATAAAAAAATATTTAAAAAGAATTGTAGTAGAAATTAAATAGTAGGAGGAAAAGAAAATGTCAGAAAATGCAATACTCAGCAGACACACAAGTTTATGGGTAAGAAGAAAAGTTGAAGCTGGTCAAGCTGAAAATGATTGGACTGCAGTTGGTAGATTAACAAATATTCCTGCTCCTTCACCGGAAAGCGAGGAAATTGATATTTCAGCTTTGGATTCTCCGGGCACAGATAAAGAATTTATGGCAGGCCCGACAGATAATGGAAGTATTGAATTGAGTGGTCAGTATAAAGCTGGTCAAGAAGGTCAGAGATTACTTCAAGAGTTATATGAAACAAAAGAAACTTTTGAATTCAAAATTGTAGCTCCGGAACAAACAGGAGTTGTTATTCCTGCTCAATATGAAGGTGAAGCATATTTATCTTCTTGCAAACCTTTTGGTGATGCAGTAGAAGGAGATATTTTACCTTTTAATGCAACATTAAGAGTAACCGGTAAAATGACTTTTAGAAGAGAATATGTATCAAATGAAACTGCACCTGATATTGAAGCAACACCGGCAAGTGGAACAACCTTTGCTTCAACTTTGACAGTTAAATTGAACAGTAAAATTGGTGATGGTGATATTTATTATACAACAGATAATACTTCACCTACAACCAGTTCTACGAAGTATACATCAGCTGGCATAACAGTTACAGCAACTACAACGATTAAAGCAATAAATGCTCCGACTGGATTGACAGCAAGTTCAGCACAATCATTTACATTTACAAAACAATAAGAGAGGAAAATAATTTATGTCAAATTTAATTAACACAAAAACACTAAAAATAAATGGCAAAGAATTTAAACTAAAATTTAATTTTAGAACAATGATGGTATTTGAAAAGAATACTAATAAAAAATTTCTTGCATTTATAAATTCGTTAGCATCTAATGAAAAAGAAGATGTTAATATTT